CAGGCGCCCGCCTTCGCGTCGACCGCGAACCCTTGCCAGAGGTTCAACGTGTCCGGGGTGACCTGGCCGGCCGGCTGAAAGCGGACATGCCGGTAGCGCCGCGCCTGGGGGTGGCGCAGCCAGTAGTCCCCCAGGCCCAGGAACCGGCGCCCGTCCGGGACCCGCCAGCCTTCGTACCAGAGCCGGAAATCGGCCGGGTTGGACTGGACCCACCCGTAGCGGCCGGAGGCCGGATCCTCGAGCCGCGACCAAATCAGGGTCCGGGCCCCGTCATAGACCAGGGCATGCTGACCGTTCATCCAGCAGATCAGATCCTCGAGGCCGTCCCGGGCGACGACCCCCGGCGGGGGAATGGTGACCCCGGGCGCTACACGAGGCCGCTTGACTGGCGACACTGGTAGAGCTCCCCGCGGAGGTACTCCCGATCGGGGTGATCGAGGGGGAGCGCATCGAGCAGCCGGCGCAAGACGCCCGCGAGCCAGATCGGGTTAGGGGTGGAGGTGCGCGTCCAGCCGCCGGACGCTGGGCCAAAGACCACCACCGGCGCCTCGAGCGCCGGCCGTACCGCATCCATGGATCCGCCTTCAAGATGGCCGGCCGAGCTCGAGCGCCCCGGTTGAAGGGTCCAGGCCGCCGAGCCCGCCGGCCCGGATCTCCCACCGACCACCAGCAGGAGGCCGGTACCCTACACCCGTCCGTCAAGCCCGTCAAGCACCCGCGAGGCCCTGGCACCTTCGTGCCATCCGTCGTACCACCTTCGTGCCATGGGTTTATACTTGACGAACTTGACGCACTTGACGATAATACAGGCAGAAGGAGCGAGACATGGACACACCGACCGCCGCCCCGTATCTGAGCGCCACGGAAATCGCCAAGCACATCCGGACCGCCCTCCGACAGGCCTTTCCGGGGGTGAAGTTTTCCGTCCGGTCCGACTACTACAGCCAGGGATCGTCCGTGCGGGTTCGGTGGGAAGACGGCCCGGCCGAGGCCATCGTGGACCAGCGCCTCAACCAATTCCGCGGCAAATTCTTTGACGGCCAGGACGACTCGACCCACTACGCGCCGATCGCGATCGACGGCCAGGCCTTCCGGTGTGGCGCCTACATCGACGCCTCGAGGCGCCTCTCTGAGGCCGGCCGCGAGCTCCGGGACCGCCTGATTGTCGACCGTCAGCGCCAGGACGAACGCGAGAACCCCTGGCGCCTCGAGGCCCGCCTCTGCTTTACCGCCTCCGGGTACCTCCTGGCCTCTGTCAAACGCTAGGAGCTCGAGCCGTGGATCTGACCGCCTACGACGTCATCTTGATCAACTCGAGCGCCGGGAAGGACTCCCAGGCCATGCTGGACTACGTGGCGGCCCTGGCCGGCGCCCAAGGGGTGACCGATCGCCTCCATGTCGTCCACTGTGACCTGGGGAGGGTGGAATGGGCGGGGACCCGCGACTTGGCCGAGCGCCAGGCCGCCCACTACCGGATCCCGTTCCATGTCGTCCGCCGGGCCCAGGGGGACCTCCTCGAGCAGGTAGAGGCCCGCGGGATGTGGCCGAGCCCGAAGCAGCGATATTGCACCTCCGACCACAAACGGGGCCAGGTGGCCCGCCTCTTGACCTGGTTTGGCCAGCAGCACCGCGCCGCCGGCCCGGTCCGGATCCTCAACTGCCTGGGCCTCCGCGCCGAGGAGAGCCCGGCCCGCGCCAAAAAAGTGGAGCTCGAGCGAGACGCCCGCCAGACCAACGGCCGCCGCATCGTGGACACCTGGCTCCCGATCCACGACTGGACGACCGCCCAAGTCTGGGCCCGGATCGAGGCCTCTGGCGTCCCCCACCACCCCGCCTACGATCTGGGGATGCCGCGCCTGTCGTGTTGCTTTTGCATCTTCGCCCCCAAGGCCGCCCTGGTGCTGGCCGGCCGGCACAACCCCGAGCTCCTGGCCGAGTACGTGGCCGTGGAGCGCCGGATCGGCCACACCTTCAAGACCGATCTCAGCCTGGCCGACGTCCAGGCCGCCGTGACGACCGAGGCGCCCGCCGAGGCCCTCGAGAACTGGAGAATGTAGACCCATGCACACCAAGTGTGATCTCTGCGAAGACACCGAGTACGGGATCGTGGTGGTGGTGACCGCGACCACGGAAACCGGGTTGATCTTGGATCGCGTCAAGATCTGCCAACGGTGCTACTACCCGCTGAAGCACCACCTATCCAACATCGGGCTGACGATCGGGAACGTCGGCACCGCTGAGGCAGAGGAGAAACTCAACCCATGACCTGCCCCCATGGGTTTATCGGCCCGTGCGCCGAGTGTGACGGCGCCGGGCAGATCCCCGAGACAGAGCCCGAGCCGGACGTCGACCACACCCGCGAGGCCGAGGCCTGGGGACGCCTGGCCCGCCGGCTGATCCGGTCCGCCCTGGCGCCGGACGGCCACCCGGACGCCCATGGCCTGCCCGGCTGGCGCCGCGACGAGGCCGCCTACGATGCCGCCCGCCTAGCGACCCACCACGCCCGCCACGCCCTCGAGGTGGCGCCATGAGCCGCCACGACGCGCCGTACCTCCTCATGCGGTACGGCCCCCCAATCGGCCGGCCGGACCATCCGCCCCGGATCGCCGTGGCCTACCAGGCCTACAGCCTCGAGGAGGCCCTCCAGGCCGGCCGAGGCGCCCGAGGGTGGCCCACCGGCCGCGCCTGGATCGTCCGCCGCGACCGCCCCGCGCACCGCCGCCAGCGATAGCACGAAAGTGGTACGCCGCATGGCACCATTGTGCCATATCTAGGCACTTGACGAACTTAGCGAACTTGACGATACTAGGGACATGAACAACGGAGCCCGCGCTTATCGCTTCGAGCCCTTCGCCGCCCTGGTTGTCGTGACCGTGATCCCCGGCTTTGAGCTCTACCGCCTCGAGGCCGAGTACCACAACACGACCAACGGCCGCGCCACCACCCGCCAGTACGTGTCCTGGACCGAGCTCCTGGCCGATCTGGTGGACATTGACGCCAACGCGGCCCACCTCTCCATCGCCGTTTCCGTCCAGTAGGAGCCGAGCCCATGACCCGCGCCGAGAAGAAGCAGCACGCCGAGAAGATGGCCGCCTTGAAGGCCGAGGCCGGCCGCATCGTGGCCGCCGGAGTCTGCCCCGCGTGCGGGGAACCGCTCCGCCGCAACCTGGCCCTGGCCGGCTGGTGGCAGTGTGCCGCGCTAGGCGCCGACACCCACCGCGACCCGAAGTACGCCGGCCGCCCGTCCTGTCACTTTCAGACCTTCACGGAGTAGGGCCAGTGCAAAAGTCAGCCGACTCCGCGATCGTGTTTACCATTCACCCGGACGGCCGGATCGTGCCGACCTGGCACCGGCTGGCCAAAGACGGCCGGCCGAGCCGCTCGAGCCGCCCCGCCGCCGCCATGCTCCCCGACTGGCCCGGGATCCTTCGCACCTGGACCCCGCGAGGCCGGACCCGCGTTTTCGTGCGCCAGGCCGCCGCCCCGGCCGCCCTGCCGCTTTTCACGGAGTAGAGCCCCATGGACAACCTTAACCGCCGCCATCTCATCCTGTACCCCGATCGCCGGTGGGTGAGCGAGGCCTGGGTAATCGGCCAGGCGATCGACCACCTGGCCACCGAGTACATCGCCAAGAATCCCGGCGCCGACGACGCCGCGATCCAGGAGAACTCCCGCGTCCGGTGGTACGACGACGCCCGCGAGATCCTCTCAGACGCCGGCCTCGTGACCTTTGCCGCCGAGGAGGGGGACAAGTAGACCCATGCCCAATCTCCTGAGCCCCGTTCGCCACCACCTGGCCCGGATCGCCAAGAAAGCCGGCGCCGGCTGGGATCCCGACTGTGACACCGAGCTGATCGCGGAGCTCGAGGCCCTCGAGGCCCGCCTCCAGGACATGGAGAGCAGGCTCCTCGAGCTCGAAAAGACCTTGGACAGCCACGGGATCTATCCGTCCCGATAACCCCCACAGAAGGAGAACCCATGCAGTACCTAGTCGTTGGTTTCGTGAACACCGAGCACGATCGCCGCCTCCCGCCCGATGCGTTTGTGACCGCGATCGGGGACCAACTCGAGGAGGCCATCAGCAACGCCCGCGGCCTGGCCGAGCTCGAGGCCCGGAACCGCTTCCGCAACGGCTGGGAATCGATCCCGGCCGTGGACCTGTACCTCATCCGCCCGGAGGGGGTGTACACGCTCCACACCCGCCTCCACTTCCCGGCCGCCAGGTTCCAGAAAGAGCTCCAGGAGGCCAAGGCCACCGCCCGCCAAATCCCGGAGTAACCGACCACCACCAGAAGGAGACGACCGACCATGACTGACAGCCCGATCCCGCAAGACGCATTTAGCCGCGAGCGCCGCCGCGCCCTCGACAACCCCGGCGCCTGCCGGGCCTCGAGCACCATCGACGCGACCGACTTTTACGGGAACACCGAAACCTGGATCGTGGAGACGTTCCGAGTCGACGGCGCCGATCTGGTGTTCCTGCAACGCTCGAGCGCCGCCGAGCCGATCCGCCTGCACCTCCCCGCGGACATCACCCGGGCCCTGGCCCGCCATCGGGACGTGGTGGCCGGCCAGGCCCAACGCGCCGCCGGCCATCGCCTGATCGCCCTCCGCAAGCAGCGAGGCGACCGGCTGGGGAACCCCGAGGCCCTGAAGAAGGCCCGCCGCGCCAAGAAGAAGTAACCACCGGACCCCTTGACGAACTTGACGAACCTAACGGAGGAGTGTTACCGTGTCCGCCACTATGACCGACGACCGCGATCCTGTCCGCGAGCACTTCGCCGCCCTGGGCAAGAAAGGGGGCCCGGCCCGCGCCAAAAAGCTCCCCAAGACCGTCCGCAAAGCGATCGCCCGCTTGGGAGGCCAGGCCTCCGCCCGCGCCCTCCGGCGCCGGCTGGAGCGCCCGCAGGAGCCGGCCGTGGCCGTCCAGGAGCCGGACGGGAAGAAGGAGCCGCGCTGATCATGGCGCCGGTTGTCGTGACAGACGCCACCCTCGAGGCCATGGAGAAATACGGGGGGAGTTTCGTGCAGGCCCTGGCCGAGCTCTACCGCCGGGCCGACATCGGCAACCGCGCCACCCTGATCGGCGCCTTCCGCGAGACGTTCAAGAAGTACAACAACATCACCCGGCCGGAGGCCGACCGCCCATGAGGATCACATCAGACGACCAGATCGCCGGACTCCCGCCGGATGACGTGCATACCGACCGCGAGCCGATCCGGGGAGGCCTCGAGCCGGTCCCCGGGCCGGTCCGCGCCATCAGCAAGGCCTCGAGGGAGGTGGCCGCCCGCCTGGCCCGGACGATCTTCGAACGCAACCGCGCCGACGGGAAGATCTTTGCCGTGGACGGCGCCGACACCCGCGAACCAGACGAAATCCTGATCAGCCAGGGAGAGCTCGAGGCCTACCTCATGGTGGCCGCCGAGTCTGGCCGAACGGCCCACCTCGTTCACCGGAAAGCGCCGCGCCGCTAATGGTCAGCCTTCGAGACGTCGTTATGCTGATCGTGGAGCTCCGCGAGGAGCACCAGGACGAGCTCGAGCGCAAGGCCCTGGACTACCACGAGGCCGCCACCGAGCTCCGCCAGCAGCTCGAGGAGGCCCGCGGGTTCACCCTGAAGGCCCAGAGCCATCACGCCGGCCTGGCCCAGGCCCTGGACCAGGTACGGGCCCAGAACCGGGAGCGAGAGGATCTCCTCGACAACCTGAGCCGCTTGACCGACCAGCAAGCCGCAGACAACCAGAGCCTCCGCCAGAGCGTACGATCGCTTCGGCGCCAGCTTCGCCTGGCCCGCGCCTCGACCCCCCGCGCCAAGAAGGGAACCCCATGACGCTCGATCTCTGCCACCGGTGTGGAGGGAACGGGGTACTGCAAATCCGCCACGGCGTCACCGAGTGCCCCCGGTGTCATGGCCGTTGCTGGGATCCTGGAGGCCCCATGTTAGAACCGACCCCCGAACCGACCCCCATCACCGACCCCTGGACGATCAACCAGTGGATCCACCGCGGGGTATGTGCGGACGAGCTGACGCACCCCTGCCAGAGCGAGACGCCGGGCCCGCACGGCCCGCACCATCCGGCCTGCCCGCGAGCCGCCCTCCACCGATTCCTGGGCAGCATCCGCGAGACGCTGCACGAGAGCCAGGCGATTGTGATGCAGCTCAAGGAGCTGGCCGAATGAAGGAGAGGAGCCATCTCGATCTCGAGGCGCCGCGCTTCGCCGGGAAACCCCATGCCTGGATCCAGTGGAAGGGGACCGACGTCTGCGCCGACTTGTATTGCCAGTGTGGCTGGCAAGGCCACCACGACGGAGACTTCCTGTATTACTTCCAATGCCCCGCCTGTCGACAGGTGTGGGAAATGGGAACCCACATCACCCTGTACCCCGTGACCACTGAGGAGCTCCGCGACCGCGGCAACCCCAGGATCGTGGGGTTCCTCCCCACAGATGAACCGATAGGCCCACGCCTGGAGAACCCATGAGCCAGCCCACCGACCCCGATCTCTCGAGCCCGGAGCCGGGCCCCGTGCTCCTGATCGATCTCTCGAGCCTGATCCACCCGCTCTACCACATGAGTGGCCAGGAGCCCGATCCCGACTGGACCAGCCACCAGGCGATCGCCAAGATCCACACCCTCTCCACCCGGTACCAGAACGTGGGGATCTGTATCGACCGGGGGAAAAGCTTCCGGAAACAGATCGATCCGGCCTACAAGGCCAACCGGCCGCCCCATGAGGAGGCCCTCCACCACCAGATCGCCGTGACGATCGAGCGCCTGGAACGCGAGGGGTACCCGATCTTCGGCCAGGACGGCCTCGAGGCCGACGACGTGATCGCCGCCGCCGTCTGGGCCGTCCGGCACCTTGAGATCACCGTAACGATCGCCAGTTCGGACAAGGATCTCCTCCAACTAGTACGCCCGGGAATTGAGGTACTCAGCCTCCGCACCGGCCAGATCATCGACGCCGAGGGAGTCTGGAGCACCTTTGGCGTACGGCCGGACCAGATCGGAGACTACCTGGCCCTGGTGGGGGACAAGGCCGACAACATCGAAGGAGTCAAAGGCATCGGGGGAAAGAAGGCCGCCGATCTGTTGCTCCGGTTCGGCACCCTGGCCGCCATCCGCGAGCACGCCATGAAACACCCGGCCGGCTCCGATGGAAAGACCATGCAGCCGGCCGTCCTTCACGCCCTCCGCGAGGCCGAGCCGCACCTGGATCGGTACCGGCAGCTCGTGGCCTTGAACACCGAGAGCACCGGAATCAACTTTGCGAGCCTCTTTGACGCCCGCCAGGCCGCGCCGGCTGACCCCGAGCTCGAGGAGGCCATCCGGGACGACATCGACTACGCGCTAGGGGGGTTCGAACCGGCCAAGAATCTTATTACCGGCCTCCCATTGTCGACGCTCGAGCCGGCCCAGGCCCCAGACTCTCAACCGCCCGGGACGCCCACCGGCCGCGAGGCCGGTGTATGGACGCCAGGACCGCCTGGGCCGACTCGAGCCGCCGAGGCCCTGGCCGCCGCGATCGACCAACGGGTAGAGGAGCAGGTGTACATGAGCACTCACGACGAACGATACGCCGACCCCGAGCCGGGCCCGGCCCCGCCTGCCGCCGCGCAGCCGGAGGCGCCGGACCCTGCGCCCGCCGCCACCAGCCGCCCCTTTGGGACGCCTGGATCCCCGGGCCCGACTCGTGACCGGCCCAACACGCCCCTCCGCATCCTGCCGGCGCCCGACCCAGCGCCGCCGGTGGACGCCCTGGCCAAGTTTGGCGCCCTGGCCCAGCCCTCGAGCGCCGCCTTTGAGACGCAACTGGCGCCCACCAACGCGATCGACGCCTACCGCATGAGCAAGTGGCTCCATGCGTCCAAACTCTTTTCGAACTACGGGAGCCCGGAGGCCGTCCTTTCCGTGGTCCTGGCCGGCCGGGAGCTGGGCCTGGGAGCCATGGCGAGCCTTCGCGGGTTCCACATCATCGAGGGAAGGCCGAGCATGGCCGCCGATCTGATCCGGTCCCTGGTGATCTCGAGTGGCAAGGCCGAGTACTTCCGCATCGTGGAACGGACCGCCGACCGCGCCACCTGGGAAACCAAACGCAAGGGAGATCCCCAGCCGGTGACGCTCACCTACACCTGGGCCGAGGCCGAGGCCGCCCAGGTGCCGCTCCATGGCCGGAACGGCGGCCCGACGCAATGGGTAAAAAGCCGGGCCGATATGCTGGCCAAGACCGCCTCGACCAAGCTGGCCCGCCTGGTGTATCCGGACGTCTGTTTTGGCCTGTACGCCCCCGCCGAGCTGGGCGGGGAGGAGATCTGACTTGTACGCGAGGCGCCCTTTTGGTACGCTCCGCCGCCGGAGGCCGTCCATGTACGTGGCTGGATCCTGGGATAACCCGAACACCTACCGGCGCCTGACTCCGCCTCGAGGCGAGGAGATCCGGATCGCCGGAGTGACGATCGGCTACATCGAGCAGAACCGGGACAAGACCTGGAGCGCCGATCGTGGCCTGAGCTGGCGAAACGTGACGTGTCCGAACCTCGAGAGCCGGGAGGCCGCCGTGGCCTTCCTCGAGGAGCTCCAACGGAAGGACCCGATCGAACCATGATCCCGGTCACCATCACCGCCGGAGACGAGGCCCCCGATATCCGGGGGTACGTCAGCCCGGGAGCTGTGGCCGCCGTCTGGCCGAGCCCCGGCGATCCCGCCACGACCCGGATCGTCATGTCCTGGGGGTATACGATCCGCGTGAGAGAATCCGCGGGAGCCATCGCCCAAATGGTAGACACCGCCCTCGAGGCCCACCAGGAGCCGATCGTATGAGACTGAGCCCAGACGGAACCCACGTTGTCGGAGGCCAGGCCTCCGCCGGAGTGTGGCTGGACGGCCGCGAGGTGGTCCCCTATGGGACGGCCGGAGGGTGGGATTTTCTCGACCCGGGGACGATCATGGGCCCTGGAGGGTTCAACTCCCAGGCCGCCGGGTTCTACCGCTACCCGCTCCCGAACGGGCCCGATTCGTACGTCAACAACCTCGAGGCGACCTGGTTCTATGGCAACGGCCGGGGGTACTGGCTCCGCTACCTAGCCGATGGACGAACCGGATCGACCGACAGCAGCGGTCAGAGCTGGCCCTCGAGGGTGGCGCTAGGGTTTTCCGGCTGGTACGAGATCTTTACCGATCTCACCTACCGGCCCATGATTTTCCGGGATATCCGCTCCGGCCAGGAGCAGACCGTCCCGACCCCGGACGAGTGGACGGCCCTCCCGGACGGATCGTCGTACGTCAGCTTCAAGACGGGCCTCCGCCAATCGGATCATGTTGGGTGTTACGCCGGAGGCATTTTCTACGCGACCGGCTACCAGGCCAGCGCCGGAGGCCTCTGTCTATGGCCACAGTTTCCCAGCGCCGGCCCGCCGTACCTCCTGAGCACGGCCCTCGACTTCAACCCCGCGATCGCCGTCCGCCAGACGGACGGCATGCTTGTGATCGCCACGGGCCAGAACCAGGGGGAGACGGGCCCGCCGAACCTGTACGAGGTGGATCTCCCGAACGGCCGGTACCGGATAAACGGAGGCGCCTGGCAATCCCTGGTTCTGGCCCCGCCGCCGCAGCCGCCCGATCCGATCGTCGCGATCGCCCGGCCGTGCTGGTTTGGGTGGATCGTCTTTGGCGAGCCGACCGCCCGCGGCAACTGCATTGTCCCGATCCCCGCGATCGGCAAGCCGCGGCCGCCGGACTTCCGCGCCTACGTGTACGGCGCCGGTCAGCACCTGTACCGCTATGTCGAAGGGAATCCGGACTCCGACCCGGCCGCCGTGGAGGCCGCGATCGCCCAGGCCCGGAAAGAGGAGCCCCACGTCCCGATCATGGCCTACGTCACCCACCAGGCCGCGGCCCTGGGCTACGTGCCGAGCGCCGAGGCCGCCTTGTGGGAGGCCTACTGGCTGACCACCGAGACGCTCGAGGAGCTCGAGGCCCGGGCCCGGGCCAACATGGCCAAACGCGGCCCGAAACCCTGGCTGGGCTGTCAGGTGTACACGTCGAACGCCGCGTACTCCAAGGAGCTCCGGCGCCTCGTTCCCGTTTACTCGAGGATCCTCCGGGACACCGGCGAGGGAGGCATCGGATTTTCAGACGGGAACCGGCAAACCGGCTACCCGGATCACCCCGAGGTACACGACGACTACGCGACCCTGTACGCCGGCATCCCGACCCATGGCCCGATCCCGCCGGACCCTCACCCCGGCCCGGATCCCAACCCCGATCCGAATCCGGATCCGAACCCCGATCCTGGACCGAATCCGCAACCCGACCCGGAGGCCCCGACCATGAAAGCAGGACAGAAAGGCAAGATCCGCCGGTTTGACTCGATCGACCCCGACGTCTGGACGTTGGTGGTGGTGCTGGACCACCCCAAAGACAAGGGCATGCTGACGGGAGGCCCGCCGGTCTTTTGCTTGTCGCCGGTCTGGCCAAACGGAGACACCAACAACGTATGGCACATCGGCGCCGATGGGTATTTTGACGAGACAGGCCACCAGGCCGGAGGCCAGGAACGGGTGACCTTTGACGGCCTCAACCTCTGCAACACGCGCCGCGACTGTGACGCGACCGGCGCCAGCCCGATCCCCACCCGTACCTACTCGTTTGTCTGCCTATGAGAGCCCTCGAGCGCCTCCTGGTAAGGTACCTTCGCCGCCGAGGGTGGATCGCCTTCTGGCTGGATGAACCCGCCCGCCAATGCCGATCCCTCTGTTGGTTGGAGCTCTACCTAGAGGAAGAAAAGAGAAACCGCCTATGAGCGCCAGCCAATTCCTCACTCTCATCAGCTCCAACCGCTCGAGCTCGAGCCCCGCGCCGGGCCCGAGCCCGATCCTCGAGCTCACGATCTCCGGCCGCCACGCCAACCAGTTCATCGTGGCGCAATCCGGGTTCCCCTTCCTCCAGAACTACCTCGAGGGGAAGTGGGACGCCTGCGATCGCTTCGCCCGCCGATGCACGGAGCTGGGGACGCACGAGATCCGGAGCTTCGGTCAATGGGGGGTGACGGGGTTCTACCCGCAGAACTACCCGAACTTTTACGGCGGCCTGCGAGACTGCGCCAGTTTCCTCGAGGATCGAAACCAGCGCCTGGCCCTAGACGTGTTCACGAGCTGCCAGGACCCCGGCGCCCTGCCGGCCAGGGACTGCCAGCGCCACCTCGACCGGTGCGTCCAGGCCCTCCAGAACCGGCCCGGCGCCCGCCTCCGCCTGGGCAATGAGTACGAGAAAAACGGGTACAACCCCGCCGACTTTACCCGGCCGGCCGCCGGCCGCCTGATCGTGGGCAACGGGAGCCGCTTAGGCGACACCCCACCCCCGATCAACCCCTGGACGACCTTCGATATCCACCCCGCCCGCAACGGAGACGATCGCATCCCCCTTTGGGTGAAATCGACCAAAGCGATCCACGAGTCGTACGAGGGGGACTTTGGCCAGACCTGGATCCACGACCATCCGGAGTACGCCGGGTACCGCTATCTGACCGCCGGAGAGGCCTCCGAGCCGATCGCCATGGGGGAGAGCTCCGAGCCCGGCCGGACGGCCTCGAGCCCGTTCTGGTTCTGGCAAATGACGGGCCTCCTGAAGATGGCCGGAGGGTTTTCGATTTGCGCCCACTGGCGCCAACCCCACGACCCCAAGGCCCTCGAGCTCCCGGGCCCGAATACCTCCGCCTGTATCGAGGCCATGGTCCAGGCCGCCCACCTTCCCCTGGGCCTCTGCCAGGAGGGGACCTGGCGCCACACCAACCCAAGCCAGACCACCTCGATCTATGCCACCGATCGGTTTATCGAAGGGAGCGCCGACAACCCCGAGGGGACGATGGACTCGTACGAGCTCCAACAAGGGAGCCGGGTGGAGCATATCGGCCTGGTGGCCGGCCCGGCCTTCAACCCGAACCGCACCCAAAACGGCGCCCAGCTCCTCGAGCGATACCAGTACCGCGACGAAACACCGACGATCCTGATCCTCAGCCGTTGACCCGCCGGAGGCTCCCCCATGGCCGAGATCCGCATCCGCGTGAACAAACGAGAGATCCGCCTCCTGGAGGCCACCCGGAAGGAGGCCCACCTGGAGGAGCTCGAGGAGGTGATCCGCCTGGCCGTGTGGCGCCTGGCACAGTGGTACGGCGTCCCCGTCCGAGTCGGAGACTTTCCGATCGTCGCCCCGAGGCGCCCCGGTGCGCCTTTGGACAAGCCTGGCCGTGTGGCCCGTGCCGCGCCTGCCGCGCCGAAGCGGACCGCCTCGAGCGCCAATTCTGGCGAGACGTTTTCTTTGGACACTACGACAGCCGAGGGTACACCCCCGCCGAAAGAAAGGCCCTGATATGCCGACCGGCGCCGAGCTCATCGACCGACGCAACAAAGGCCTCTGTACCGAGTGTGGCGACCGTCAGCCGCTCCCGGGCCCGGACGGCCTCCCACAGCTTATCTGTGAGAGCTGTAAATTCTCCCGGGCAACGAAACGGAAACTCGACCAGAAAATGAAACGCCTGGGCCTGGGCCGAATCGGGAAATGACGCGCCCCCCAGACCCGTGGGAAACCCCGATCGCCCTGGGCCTGCTGTACGGGACCGTTTTGGTGGGGTGGGGAGTGATCTACTTCCTGGTTCGATAGCCTGGACCGTGGAGCGCCGCCTCGATCCAGGCGAGCGCCCGCCCGTCCTCGACTTGCCGGGTGGTCACAATCAACACCCGAAAGCCGGCCACCGTGGCCAGGCTCCACTTTTCGGTATCGTCCTCGTACCCCGCGCCTCGAGTATGCCGGCCGCCCGCCCAGACGGCGCCCTGGACATCGACCAGGAGCCGGTAGCCCTCCGCCGGCCAGGCCAGATCCCACGCGAATTTTCTGGGAGGGGTGGCCTGGTACTGCGTCACCGGCTCCGGGAGGCCGGCCACCTGGACATGCTGAAGGAGGAGGCCCTCCGGCCGCTCAAACGCCCGCGAGAGCCGGACCGGGCTCATGGCATGAACAACGCCGCGATGATCGACCAGGCCGAGACGCCATCGTTGATCATCACGATCGTGGGTTGTTTGATCCCCACCTTCCCCGGGATCGTCCAGGGCGCCGGGAGCGCCTCGATCGTTTCCGCCCCGTTCGGGGTGACGGTCCCCGGGTTGGCGCCGACCACCTTGACGATCAGGATCTGGGGGTGGTTGGCCGCCTGGGGAAGGTTGATGTTGGTGGGGTTGGTGGCCGCCGAGTTGATCGTTACAAAGACATCGGTAGGCAGGACGTTGTACCCGTTGGTGACGCCCTTTCCGCCCTGGGAGAGCAGGACCGCCAGCGAGGTGAAAAACGTCTGCCCGTAGTCCTCGACCCCGAAAATTGTTTTGACGAGAGTGTTATCCGATTTTTTGATCGTGACGTCATAGCCGCCCGGGGCCAGGAAGATGGCCGTAGGCGGCCGGCCGGCCGAGTCCAGGATCACCGGGTTGGCATTGGGGACCGTGAGATTGACGTCCGTAAACGTGTCCTTGTGCACCCCGAAGCTGGACCCATTCACGAAAAACTCGACCTTGCCACCGACCAACGGGATCCCCGCCGGATCGGTAAATTGCATGTTGATCCAGGGGCAGAGCACGCCAGGCAGGATCGCCACTCATTCCTCCTCTGAGCCGCTCGAGCTCGAGCGCCGGCCCGACGCACCGGCCGCCACCGCCAGGCGCTGGAGCTGCCGGACGACCGCCGCCGCCTCCGCACCGCTGCCGCTCGAGACGGCCCGGTTCAGCCGGACGAGCAGCCGGCCCGCCTGGACCTTGAAGGTGGGCCCCGCGTGCAAGGCCGCGTCAATCACCGGCCCGAGCACCAGGCCGGCCACCCCATGCCCCAGGCCGGCGCCGACCGCGCCGCCGGTGGCCGCCGCGAGCATGGCCCGCCCGACCTTTGGCCGGACCCGCTCGATCTCCTCCGTCCGGTCCTGGAGATCTTCGATCGTTTTCCAGAAATGGAGCTCCCGATTGAGTGGCGCGGTTTCCGGCCGCGCCGCCGCCAGACCGTCCCGAATCGACCCCGTGACGTCCGCCGCTCCTTTGCTCTCGAGCATGGCCCGGGTGTAGGCCTGGGGATCGGCGCCGATCATCTTGCGGTACAGAGGAGTGGCCGGAATGTCGTACCCCTTCCGGATCTGCTGGATCGCCTTGTAGGTGGCCGCCGGCCCGAGCTGGCGAATGTCCGCGATCGCCTGATCGATCATCTCGACCCGCGGCCGGACCGCCGCCGGGATCACGTCATACCCGATCTTGCCGGCCTCCTCCCCGGAGACGTAGCCGGCCTCCTCCGGGAGCGATGGCGCCGAGAACCCCCGGGCCCGCGTTTTCCCGATGACCCGGGCCTCCGCCACCTCGAGCGCCCGTTTGGTGAGAGGGTTGGGGACCACCCCCTCGTTGATGTAGCGATCGAGCGCCCCCTCAACCTGCCGCCGCGTCCCCGACCGGCCGCGAAGAATGTCATGGAACACCGGCGCCCCGGCCTCCCCTTGCATGCCTTCGAAACTGGTATCCGCCGTAATCCCGATCTCTGTCCCCTCCCCGAAGGCCGCCCGGATCTTGCCGCCGGGGTAGTTGGTGACGTGGGCCCGGAGTGAGGGCGTAAATTGGAAATTCTCCATTTCCTGGAGCATCCGCCGCATTTCACGCTTGTAAGCCGGGGGGAGATCCTTGAATCGGGTATCCATGGGTGGCGCCGCCGGTGGCCGCGAGACGCCGAGCTTTTCGAGCTGGGCCCCGGTGGCCTCCGTATCGGGCGCCGACTCCGCCACGAGCTTGGCCCGCTTGGCCTCGAGATCAGCAACCACCGGCTCCCAATCGAATAGCTCATCCTGGTTGTACCGGCCGTGCGCCGCCTCGAGCTTGTCCGCCACGTCCTCGACTTTGTTGGACACTTTGGCCTGGAGCTCCTGGCGGGACCACGCCCCCATCCCGGGCTCCTCCGCCAGGCGAGGCGCGACCGCCGCCGCTTCCTTCCCGAGCGCCCGGATTTCTTTGCTCCGGCCGGCCGGGAGGAGCACCTCCCCAACCATCTTCTGGCCCATCCGTTTCCCGAACGCGCCGCCGAGGAGCTCCGCGCCCTTCTCGACCACCGGCGGGACCACGAGCGAGAGGCCCGCCGCCGCCGCGCCGGTGGCGCCGGCCCCTTCGGTACTGCCGGCCTGGGCCGAGCTGATCCCGGCCGCCGAGGCCCCCTCGAGGCCGGCCCGGACCAGGGCCCGGGTCACCTTCGCCGCTTTCGGCACGAGCGCCACGGCCTTTTCGATATCGGCGGCCGGTAGGAAGAATTGGCCGATATCGCCGGCCCCCTTCGCCAGGGCCTGGGTAGGGTTCGAAGGTTCCAGGTTGATCGGTTTGGGGAGGGTGACGTCCGCGACCGAGAGCGCCTTACCCACCCCCGGGATCTGGCGAATGAGCTCCCCGCCACCTTGGATCGTGGAGAGGCCCGACTTGATCAGCCCCTTGACGACATCGGTGGCCAGGCCCGGCGGGAGGCCCACCGCCTGGCCGAGGCCGCCGAGGATCTGATCGCCAATCCCCAGGCCGCTCGAGGCCGGTTTGGCCGGCGCCTCCTCCTCGACCGTCCCGCCGTATTTGCTGGCGAGCTCATCGGACGACACACCGCCGTACTTGGCCGCCAGCTCATCCGAGGATTGACCGCCCGCCATCACGCGCCGCGCCTCTGACTGGTGGAGCGCCTGGCCGGCCGCCGTGGCATCGGCCGCCGACCGGTAGATCCCGAAATGCCGCCCGGTGTGTCGGAACGCCGCGATCGCGTCCTCATTCGAGACGACCCGGCCCCCGACCACGGTAGGGATAAGCACCTCCCCGGCCGGCGTCCCGATGCTGATCGTCCGGACGGTGCTAACCGACCCGTCCGGGTTGGTGACCGCCGGGAGCTGGCTGGGATCGATGTTGCCGGGGACGAGGGGAGTCTGAGGCACACCCTACTGCCCTCCCGCCGCCCGATCGTCAGCCGCGAACGAATCGGCCGCTTGCCGTGACGGGAACGTGTACACCTTGCCGCTCCGGCCCCGAACCTTGAACTTGCCGCCGCCGGCATCCTGGACGGGCCCGGTTTTCCCGGCCGCCGCCGGAGAGGCCCCGCCGCCGGCCCCGCTGGGCCCAGGCGAGGCCTTCGCCGCCGCCCGCGAGGGTGGGAGGCCCCCTTTTGTCTCGAGGCCGCTCAGGGCCTTCCGGGCATCCGGAGCAATCACCTCGACCGGGGTGGTCCCCATGCCCTGCTGGTACTTCGCCTGCATGGAGTCGATCTGGCCTTCGAACAGATGCGCGATCCGCCCGATCGCCCCGTGGAGCTGGGCCGGTGTTTTGCTGGTGCTGAGGGTATCCAGATCCCGCTCGATATCCTTTTCCGAGCCGCCCGTCCCGCGCCAGATCCGGGTGATCTCCTCCGCCACGCGAGGCGCGATCGAATCAAAATCCGTTTTCCCGGTCCAGCCCACCGAGGTGGCCAGTTTGTTGGCAATCTCGTTGTACGCCGTGAACCGGGTGTTGTGCAGGGCATCGGCGGCCGCGCTGAGATCGTTCAAATGCTGGACGGCCGTATTCATGGCCCGGATCTGTTCGGATGACTTGCCCGAGGTGAAATCCTGCCGGACCTTCGATCGGGCATTCTGGTTGACCGTCGCGAGATCGAGCGAGGGATCGTACTGGAAGGTTTCCTGGATGATTTTTGCCCAGTACGGGGACCGGAGCGCCATGGACGAGGGGAAGGCCATCCGCCCCTCCGCCAGGGACTTGACCACGTTCTGATCGGCCGGCGGGAGGGTGGCCAGGTACTCCGCCCCGTGCGGTTTGTTCGGATCGCCCGGGTTGACGCCGGCCCCGGGCCCGGTGGCCGCGCCGCCTTCCTTGACGTTGAACTCCCGGGCCCGCTCCCCGAGCTCGAGATTATGGTACCGCGCCGTTTCCCGGAGCTCCCCGGCCCGGGTGTCCGCGATCGATTTCTTTTCCGCCTCCTCCGCCGTGACCCGCCGCCCCTCAAACCCGAGCTTGGCCAGCTCCTCCGGTTTGACGCTGTTTTTCTCCGCGAAGGCCTGGACCGCCGCCAGGCCGCCGGTCTGAAAGAGGCCCCGGTACCGATCCGCGATCGCACTGCCAGCAAAGAGCTCGATCCCGGGAAGGGTTTTCTGGAAATCCTGATCGGAGGTGATCCCGCGAGCCATCAGCGCCGCGCCGCGATCGTAATCGCCGTCCGCGATCCGCTTCATGGCCTCATCGTGGATCTTGTTTTGCTCCGCGATCGAGGTGCCCATGGCCATCACCCGATCCTGGATCGGTTTGAAGGTGGCCGGATCGTAGTGCTCCGGGAAATGCTGGGCCACCTCCGGCCGCATCAGGCCTCGAGCCGCCTGGAGACTGGCCTCCGAATCGACCCCGCCAACAAGCTGGGCCATCAGTTTGGCCTCTGACTCCCGGGCCTTGTTTTCTTCGTCCGCCCGCTTGGCCGCCGACGTCTTGACCGCATCGATCAGTTTGCCGGCCTTGAGCTGGGCCCGCGGGTTGCTCGAGAGACTCGAGTACAACCGTTCGAAGTTAGGCGTCCCGTCCTCGTTGGCCGTGGACCGGACCCCCGCAAAGATGGCCGCCTGATCGGCCTCATCATCGATCTGCGTTTGGCGCTGGGCCTTGAGCTCCTGGAATCGCGCCTCCCGCTCCTGGGCCAGGGCCCGCCGTTGCTCCGCGAGAGCTCGAGTGGCCTCGACCTGTTCGGGTGTCTGGAGGTGCTGGCCCGCTACGCCCAGCTCCCCGTAGACCCGGAGATCCGGCATTTGGATCGGCATGGGTTAGGCGTACGGGTTGGCCGGGGTGAAGAAGGTTCCAGGGCCCGCAGACGGGACCGGGGGTGGTGTCGGAAGTTGTGTGGTGTAGCCCGGCAGGTTCGGCAGCGAGGCGCCGCCGCCTGGACGGAGGGGTGGCGGTTTCGGCACCGCCGGAGGCTTATTGGCCTGGTACTGCTGGTACCAGTTTGACAGGTTTCCCAGGGCCCCCTGGTACCCGCCGGTTTTCGCCGCCGTGGCCGCCGCGTTGACGTTCCCCTGGCCGATCGCCAGGTTGGCCTGATCGGTCCCCGCGCCGACGTCATAGCCGCTCTGCTGGCTGGCCGCGCCGGCCCCCAGGCCTGTCAGGCTGAGGAGCTTGTTGAACGGATCGGTTTGGTTGTTGCGGTAGATATCGTAGTTGGCCCCGAAGGTGCCCATGGCCGCGTTGTGGCCGGCCAGGGCCCGGTTGAACACGTTTCCGTACTCGTTCGAAGCGTAGTCCTGGCCGAATTGCATCAGATCCTTGAGGGTCCCGCCGGTGAGGAGAGTCCCCTTGCTGGCCGCTGAATTTTGGATCGCGTCCGTCCCGAGCTTCAGCCGCTCCATGAAGCCCGGATCGTTCATGTAGTTCAGGCCGGTAGGCGCCGTGAAGGACGGCGCCGAGCCGGTGAACGGGGCCAAGAGTGGCGAGTTGAACGCCGAGAGATCGATCGGGCCGGTGGAGCTCCCCGAATACCAGCCGCCCCCGCCGCCGATCTCATCCGGCCGCGGGTTGAACGCCGGCACCGGGAGCCCCTGGGATTGCATGTAGTCCCCGAAGGCCTGGAATTGGCCGGACGGGGTGACGATCGGCACCTTGGGATCCCAATGGTTGGCCTGGCCCGGCGCCGTCCAGCCATTGTCCGTCCGAATGTCGAAGTATTCCCCGCTGGGGAGGACCAGCTTATCGTCGGAGGCCGCCGAGCCGCCGGCATGGGTGGCCGCCGTGGCCCGGATCCCCATGGCGTTGAGCTGGCGGATCAGCTCCTGGAATCCGGCCGGAGAGGCCGGGATCTTCGCTTGCAGTTGTTTGATGATCTCCCGGACGTCCTGGCCGCCCGCGCCGCCGACTGGCCCAGGCGCCAGAACTGGAGGAGCGCCGGCTGGCCAGTACGTCAGCGATTTCCCGTCCGGCCCCGTCAGAGGCGACACCAACGGCGGCCCCGTGGGAGGCGTGAGGAGCACGTTAGACGGTGGCGGTTTGACCGCCGCCGGTGGCAGCGGAGGCGGAAAGGGCGCCGCGCCGGCCGCCGCGCCGGCCGCGCCAGGAGAGGGGACCGACTGTGTATAGGACACCGGGTTGCCGGCCGCATCGACGCCGGGCCCCTGGACCCAGCGATCGTTATGCCCCGTCGCCGGGTTATAGACCCAGGCCATTGTCCCCTCCGGAGACGACCGTGGCCCCCTTCTGGAGCCAGGCCGGGAGCGCCGCCGCGCTGACTTTGCGCGTTTTTCCGTCCGCCGTCTGGATCGTTATGAGGCCGGCCCCCGAATCGTTATACCCAGAGGCCGACGACTGGACCGCCGCCGAGCCGGCCGAGCCCTTCATTTGCCCCAAGGTGGTGGGGGTGAAGGTATGGGACTGCAACGGCGCCACCGCGTTGGGTTTCGTCGCCGGGAGCTGGGCCGGCTGAGGCGCTTGTTGAAAGCCTGGGCCGGCCGCCGGAGTCTGGACCGGCCCGGCGCCGGGCCCGATCGGGATCCCCAGGAGGCCGCCGAGCTGGCCGGCCGCCCCGGCGCCGAGCTGGGCATAGGGATCGAGGCGCTGAGTGGCCCGCTGGGTACTCTGCTGGACGTCCGCCGAGGCCTGTTGGGTGGCCTCCGTCTGTTGTTTTTTGGCCTTATCGGTGGCCAGGCCCCCGACCCCGGCCGCGATCAGACTTGGCCCGAGTGGCGCCGCCGGTCCGCCAAACACCGTCAGCGCCCCGCCGCCGATAATGCTTGCCCAATCGACAAAGCTCATACCGTGAACCCCGCAGAGTCTACACCCGTGGCGCCCGGAGCGCCGCAAGTACCGCCCACTTGATCACAAAATACAAGGCCCCCAGGAAGGCCACCCCCAAGATCAGCCACCCCGACCAGTACCGGAGATCCTCCGGATGGAGCCTCATGTATAGGTAATCTCCCCCGCCACCGCGCACAGGTTCACCTCGAGCCCCCAGTTGGCGCCGCCCGCTTTCTTCAACGTAAAAAAGCTGTTCCCGGCGATCGCGGAGAGGACCCCGATCGTCTCCGTGCCACTATTGGTGTAGACAAACGGGACCGTAACGGTTTTCGCAATCGTCCCGGCGAACGGCACCGCGATCCTGAGCTCCGAATTGGCGACCCCGCCCACTGTCGTGGTCACCAGCGTAAACACGACCGTAGTCCCCGTGTCGTGGTAAAAGACCTGAAACGTCGTGACGTCCCCGGCCTGGACGGTCCACGTCATGGCCCCGTTGGCCGTGAAATCACCCGCGTTGAAAGGGACATCCATCAGGGGATCGTCGGTTCGATCAGGTAATAGACGTGAAAAATCGCAGAGTTGCCCGCATTGCCTCCGGTGTAATTGCCGACCGAAGGTGTCCCATTTTGCACGTACAGGAACAATGGGAGGTTGTCAAAATTCGTGCCCCCAGGAACCGAGGTATTGCCCCAAAGGAACGTCGTCGGCGCCACCTCCTGCGTAAAGGGGAGGAGCGACACCAGCGATCGCGGGTTGGTCACGAGCATATCGGTAACACTTGTCAAAACCGGGGTGCTGAATTGATCGTTCCCGATGAAGTTGGACGTCCCGCCGCCGCCCAGAAGGACGAGGGTCCACCAACCCTGGAGATCCACGTTGGTATAGGCGCCCACCACCTTGATCTCGATATTGACCTGGACAAACGAGATCCGGAAGCCGGCACCCGGCGCCGCTACCAGGAGTTGGCCGTTGGTGGGAAGCGCCTTGATCGTCGCATCACTGATCGTGACCGTGGCGTACCGCAACACCCGCCGTGTATCGGCGAGCCCCAGGGTGGTGAGGGCCATCTGGAGATCGGGCGAGAGGCTGATCGCCTGCCAATCTCCGGCGCTGGCCGACGTCCGACCCAGGAGGGTCCCCTGTGCGCCCGCCCGATCGGTGGTGGTGGCCACGACGTCGACGCCATCGTTGCCGGCCAGGAGCTTGCCAAGGGTGAGAGGCCCGCTGGTGCCCGTCAGGTTGACCGTCCCTGGGCTCCCGCTCGAGGTGGGAGGGATAGCCGATACCGTATCGCCCAGGTTTTTCAGGAGATCGCTATGGGCCTGGAGGAGATCGTAGTACGGCCGGCTGATCAGGCCTTTCCGCGCCGGGTTGGGATCGGTCACCGGCTCCTGGTACGGCACGTTCAGCCGCGCCGCCGAAACGCTCGAGCTCCCGCCGTTGGACGTCACCCCCGCCGGCCCCACCGGGAACGTCACCCGCGCGATCGCCGCCAGGGCGCCGAAGTTTGGGACACCGGCCGTGAAACTCGAGGCGTAGCGGATCGCGTTGGTGGCCGGGGTAATCTCCGCCAGGTGAAGCGAGGCCGGGGACTCCCCCTGGTTGATGCACCAGCCGATCCGGATCACCCCCGCCGACACCTCGACCAGATCGGGGTTGAATGTATTCTCCGAACCGGCCGCCATGATCTCCCAGCCGGTCCCGCTGGCCGCGTACCGCAGCGTCAGCCGATCGGACCGCTCGAGGAGCAACACGTCCCCGTTGGCCAGGACGAGGGGGGTAATCCAGTTGATGGACTCTTGGATCCTGGCCGCGTAGGTCAGAGCGCCCGGGACCACCCGCTCGAGCAGCCAGGCCCCTTGATTCTGAAACGAGACGACATGGCCGCGGATCCGGATCGTGCCGTTGGTGAGGACGTTCTGAGGTTTCGAGAGGAGCACCGTCCCCGTAATGCTGTAAACCGTCAGGCCGATCGCGTTGGGGAACGTGTTGATTTTGACGAGCTCCCCGAAATCCTGGGCCACGTCCCCCAGGCCGGCGCCCGACACCGAGCCGATCCCGTTGTTGGACTTGAGGAGGGTAGGGTTGGAGGCTAGGTACAGGCCCCAGATCCCGTTTCCGGCCGCGCAATCGTTGTTAGGCGAGGCGTCCAGGGTGGTCAGGGTGGCCGTGGAGATCTTGTACTTGCCGAGCACCGCCGGGCCGACACCGCCCAGGCCGAGGGATTGAAATACGATTTCATCGTTGGTCAGCCAGGACGGCCCGTGCTGGCTCCCGCCACCGCCCAGGATCCCGACCAGGCCGGCCGGGGTGGTCCCATTCACCCCGATCACCCCGGCTCCCACCCCGGTGGCCGCCGAGCCAACCGAGTTGAACCTCACGAGGTGCCTTTGGTGAACTCGAGAAACGCATCGAGGAGGACGGTCCGGCCGCGGTTCGAATCGGTCACTTCGAACACCCGATCCCGTGAGCGCCCGAGCTTCCGCCAGATCGCCCGGAAGGTGTATTGCCCCTTCTGATCACAGGTGATCGCGTGATAGTTGGACCAGGTGTGGCCCCCGTCATCGGACCACCGCAGATCGTAAATCATCGGGAGATCCACCTCCCGATCGTTGCCGGCCTCGATATCGAGCTGGAATCGGTGGAAGAAATTCCACACCTGTTCGTCCGACAGGTGAGGCGCCCGCCGGAGGCGCCGGATCGTGTGGACGACCGTATTAGGCGCGTTGGGGTTCAGGCCCGGATGATCGGGGGGGTTGGGCTGGAGGAGCCCGTTGGGCCCCGACACCCCGGCCCGGATCCGGAGCAGCATGAACGGGCAGGAGAACGAGATCCCGAATCGAGCCGGGGTGGCCGAGGCCGCCGGCCTCGAGACGCCGCCCTCAAATTCCGCGATCGTAAAGGTGTTCAGGACCGCGCCATCGGACACCCGGACGTTATCGAACTGGGAGAACCCGAACGGGACATTATCGTGTGTCCAGGCCCAGAAGGAATTGGGGTGATCCAAAGCGTACGCGAGCTTTGGGCTGGTACTGGTTTGGTTGGCGACCCCGACCGTATAGGTATTCAGGACCACCCCGCCGACCGAGTACCGCCGGACAAAGGCATCCCGATTGACGATCGTTTTGATGTACAGCACCAGGATCGTCCCATCATCCAGGCCGAGCATGTCCGCGATCGCGTAGTTGGCCACCCCGGCCGCCAGATCCCCGGGGTTGAGCTCGTTGACTAGATCGTATTGCTTGACCGCCGGGGTGGCCCCGCCGGCCGAGTAGTAGAGGATCCCGCCGGTAGGGGAGGTACAGCCGCACACCAGGCCGGCCGCGGGCAGGGTCCAGGTTTTCGGGCCCAGGTTGCCGGCCGAGCTGACCGTGGTCACCGTCGCATGGACCGCCCCGCCGCCCGCATTGCCCACGTAGGCCACGTCTAACGTCTTGTTCATGCGAACGATCGACGGGTTCGCAAAGAAGATCGCCCGAATGAACACGAGCCCCGGGGTGAAAATCGCCAGTTGGGTGGCGTTGTTGTAGGCCACGAGCACCGCGCCGCCGGCGAACACGTCCCCCACCTCCCCCGCCGGAAACCCGAGCTCGAATCCCTGGGGAGCTCCGTCCGGGAAGTTGAGCCGGACCCCTGGGAACCCTTCCGTATCGTCCGGGACGAAGATCTGGCCGGCTACCGGCTGGATCGCGGGCGCCCCGACGATCGAGAGATCTAAATTGGCCGGGGTGGGGTTGCCGCCGTTTGGGGTGACCTTGAAAAAGTACTGAATCCCCGCGTTGACCGGCATTTGAAACGGTTTGTTGACACCGCCGATCCCGCCCATGTAGGCCACCGGCGAGGTGGCCGGCCCGAGAAAGGCTAGGGTTGTCGGAGTGTAGACGACCAGATCACCAAACCCCCAGACCGACACCTCCCCCGTAAACGGCGCGATCCAGGAGAACCAGACCGTGTACGTGGTCCCCGCATCATCCACCCGTTGGAAGGCATCGACCGGCAGCGGAAGGGTAATCGGAAAGGCCGTGGTAGGGGAGGTGTTGGCTGGCGCCGCCATCGGGCCCTCAGACGACCGGGGTGGGTTCGATCAGCTGATCTGAGTAAAATTCCTGGTTCATCTCGTAGATCGTCCCGCTGAAGCGGTCCCCCACCAGGTGTTTCCCGAACGCAAACACGAGGCATCGGGCAACGTGTTGTTCCCACTGAATCAACACGTCATTCCAGATCGCCCGCTTGTGCCAGGCCTGGGTAGCGACATCATAGACCAGGGACTCGTTGGCCTGGGGAAGATACAGCCAGTAGAACAGGTGACCGCCCTCCTGGTAGGTAAACGCGATCGCGTCATCGAACCGCGGCAGATCCCGGAGGTAGTTCTCGACCGCGAACGTCGACACCCGGGCCGGGGTATAGCCGTTCGCCCGGTAGACGATCCCCTTGCCCACCGCGTCCTGGCCGAGCCAGAACAGCGTGTTATCGAGCACCGCAATCGACCAGATCGCCCCGATCCCTTGCTCAATCAGGGTCCCGGGCGCCGGCTGGTACGGGAAATTGGCATCCCCGACGTTGGCCCAGGGTTCCGTGGTTTTCCCGCCGAACGTCCAGAGCTCCCGGTGTGTCATGCCGATCGCCAGCACCCGGTCCGAGGCGCTGGACACCTGGGCCACCTGGGTCGCGTTCCAGCTCAGGCCATCCTCGAGATCGGAGAGGTGGAAGGTACTTTGATTGTCCAGGACAATAAACCGGCCATCCGCGAAGACGGCCATCACCGCATAGGCGGGGAACCCGTCATCGAGGATCTGATCAAACGATTCGGTGAGGAGATCGTAGATGTACCCGTTGCCCCCGGAAATCACCAGGACCTGGTGGCCCGCGTCCCCGTTGGACACGATGGATCCGGGCGCATCATCGTTGTTGGTGACCTGGCCGATCAGGACCGCCGTCTGGTTGGCGAGGAGCTCCGCAAAGACCGTCCCGGCCATGACAAACGTCCGGCCGTTGATCTCGTACAGGTTGCGGATCGGCCCCGCCGGGAGGATCCCGTACGGCCGAAGGCCCGGGGTAGGCAGGAGGTACCCCTCCCCTTTGGGGAGGCCCGCGTCCCTGGACTCCAGGAACCGGTTGATCGTGTCCTCTTTATTGAAATTCCAGGACCGCGAGGTGGCAAACGAGCCGATGAAGCCCGGGTAGTGCATGGCCCGCTACTGACCCGTTTGGATGTTGTACCAGCCCCGTCGATTGTGGCCCTGGGTATACATCGGATCGGCCACCAGATCGGACGGCCGTTGGTTGACGGTTTTCAGGTTGCCCATGGAGAGGCCGGCCATTTTGCCCACGTCATCCGGCAGAGCCCGGCCGTTGGGCGCCGCGAGACGGACCGCCAAGTTGTACTCGAGCCCTTCCTCGTACCCCTCATCCGGGACCGAAATCACCGTGGTCAGATCGGGGAACGCCGCCAGGGGGGTGAGCGCGTAGAGAATGAACTTGTTGGCGGCCTCCGTGGGGACCGGCCACACAATCATCGTCGCCAGGGGGTACGTCCGGTTGTAATAGCAGTAGGTATCTAGTGTCGACAGTAGCCCCTTGATCTGGAGGTTCTGGTACATGTCATCGGTCAGCACCGCGATCGGGATCTCCGTGAAGGGAGGCACCGCGCCCCCCTGCCGGAGCTCGATCGCCGCCCCGGTGACCCAGGTAGGCCGGGCAATGTTCCAGTTTCCGCCCGTGCCGACCGTATAGGAGCCCTGGCTGGCCGTGAGGGGCAGGGTGAACCGATCGTTGACCGGGATCGTGAGCTTCTGGGCCATCCAGGCCCGGATCATCATGTTGAGCCGCCGGAGGCCGTCCACCATGAGCTCCGGGCCCACGTCCTCCCCGGCCGACTTGACGCCGATCAGATCATAGGCCCCGTTGATCAGATCTTCGGCCTTGAGGAGCGCCATGGCCTAGCTCCCCCAGGTGCAGCCCATCCGCGACACCTCGACCGAACGTGTCCCACCGGCGCCCGCGACGTTGAACGCATAACACCCCACGTAGGGGTTGGTGGTGTCGGTAGGCACCTTGCTCGAGATCGTCACCTCCGCCCCGTTGTTGATGCTCACAAAGGCATTCGGCGAGACGTACCGGATCCGCAGGAGGTAGGCCGTGTTGGCGGCCGCCGCCGCAATGTTGCTCGAGACGGCCTGGCCCGTGTTGTCGTTCGAAACGAAATCCCATTGAGCGCCAATCACGCTCGAGTACCGGAACAGGAGGCACCGGCCGGTCACCGTGTCGGAGTTGGTGGGATCGGCCGTCCAGAGGCCGACGAACAGCCGCGTATCGGCAATCGCCGTCTGATCGGTCCGGATCTTCCAGGCCAGATCGAAGTTGTAGAGACTCCACTGGAGCCTCGAGGTGGCAAAGTTGACGTCAAAGCCGCCCGCACTGTTGCCGGCCGCCGCCGCCGTCGTCCAGACCATGTAATAGGCATCGGCCGCCCGGTGCGCGGTTGGCGTTGTGCCGCCCAGGAGCTGGAGATTGATCCCGTTCCCCGTGAGCGCGATATTATCGCCCGCGATCGACGTCCCGGGTGGGGACGCATGCCAAGAGAAATGCGAGAGGGTAGCCGGTTCGCCTACCCCCTCCATCACCAAGGGGTACCAACCAGACACCCCCGAGGCGAGAGCCTGCTTGATGTAGACGATCCCGGTAGCGGTATCGAGGTACGACTGGCCGCCGGTCCCGGTGACCACCCCGTTGGGGTTGCCGGTCCCGCTGAAGTTGGTTCCGCCGCCGCCGACCCCGCCGAGAAAGACTGAGGTAGGCATCAGGCCGCCAGGCGGATCGCCGCGGACACGGTGCCGCCGCCGGTAATGGGGGAGCTCACCCGGACCCGCAGGAACGCGTACCCGGTGTACTGGCCGTGGACCGCGACCTGGGCCCCGCCGGTGAAGGTGTTGGCGTTGACCGTCGCGATCGTGCTCCAGGTGCCCGTGTAAATCTGTTCAGCATCGGGCGGATCGTCCCGCCAATCGGCCTCCTCGATCACGAGCGCCCCGCCCGAGGTGGTCCCCACCGACGAGAAAAAGACCACGAAGGTGGGGTACCCGACCGCATTGACCGGCGCCGAGGTGCCTTGGGTAACCCCGGAGAGGAGGAGCTGGCGAAGCTGGCCAACAATCATCGTGGTTTCCGGCGCCTAGTCGCCGTCCTCTTTGGGCGCCTTGTCGAACCGGCCGCCCTCATCTCGAGACTTGCCGGCCTTCCCCTTGCCACCCTTCCCGGCTGGCGCCTCCGGGATCTCCGGGAGGTGCTCCCCGGCCGCCCGATCTTCCTCGAGCGCCTCCGCCTGGGCCGGCTGGCTCAGTTTCCGATCGCCGTAGTGCCGCCGGGCTGTCTGTTCGGAGTGCTCATCCTCCGCCCGCTCGAGCGCCGCGATCGCCTCCGCGCCCGTCTTGAAGAATCCGCGCTTGAGCTGGTTCTCGAGCTCGATCTCCGAGTTGACCGTACAGGTGATCGAGGCCTCTGCCTGGCCTCCCGAGCCGGCCCGCCGCGCCTGGTAGAGCATGAACGGGAAATGCTGGTAGGTGTACGGCTTTTCCCACTTCGCCATCTCTTTGCCGAGCTCTGAGTCTGGGGTGATAATCACGGCCATATAGGGAACCCTCCGGGGGGAACTATACGCCAGCCGCCGTCAAAGAAACAGGAGGCGGATCGGCTCACCAGGGCAGGGAAAACCAGGAGCCCCTGGCCACCAGCCGAATAGCTGGCCCGGCCAGGGAACTCCCACCAGAGACGCCGCATGGACCGCTCGAGGCCGTCTAGGCCAGCGTCACGTTGCGGAGGTACATCACGTTCCAGACGCCCAGCACGGCCTTGATCCGGAAGTTGTCCCCGATCGCGCCGCCGAAGGTGCCCACGTCAGTGGCCGCGCCGCCCCCGTTGAACCCGGTGGTATACGTGACCGTGTTGGCCTGGGCCGTCCCGGCCATAATCGTCATCTCGAGGCCTTCCATGTCCCGGGTGGGATCGGCCAACGTCATGGCCGCGACGCCGGCCTTGTTGAGAATGACGGTGGTGTTCTGATCCGGGAGTGCGATCGCCCCGTTGACGCTGTAGTACTGGACCCGCTCCCGGAACGGCGGGACCTGGTTGGTGGACCCGGCCGGGATTGCGATGAAATCGGAGGCCGCGGCCGCCAGGTTGACCGGCGCCAGCGCATTATGCGCCACCGCCAGGGTCCCCTCCGCGCCCCGATCGCGCACCGTCACGAACGGCGAGACGATCGAGAGCACCGCGCCCACGTACTCGTTTTCGATCTTCAACGGCGCCCCGACAACGGCGCCGGTAACCGACGTCAGCCGCAGGGTGAGATCGGCCGCCCCGCAGGCCGCCGCCAGGGTGGTATTGGTGAGTGACATAATCTCCTCGAGCTCCTCAAAAGGCCCTCCGCCTGGAGAGCCGGACCGAAACCCCGGCCGCCCCTAGCTGTAGAGCCGGACCGCGAAGTAGGGCAGGACCGCCGCCCACCCGTAGATGATGTCAAACCGGGACGGCTCCTGATCGGTTTGGATGCTGTACTGCTCCGTCCAGCGGATCGAAAACTTCGATTCCTCCGACCGCACCCGTTCCACGTTCGCGCCGGCCAGTGAACCCTTGAGATCGGCCATGACTGCCGCAAAGGCCCCCTCGTTGAAAATCAACGATTGCCGGGTGAGGGTGGCCGCCAAAGTGCCGCCGACCGCGCCGGTGGACCCAACAACCGTGATCGCCGCGTTGTTGGCTGGCGAATTGGACACGGTTTGCAGCGGCCCCGAGGTAATGATCGCCGGGGTGATCGGGATCGTCATCGCGCCGGCCGTGTCGGAGGTGGTCACCGTCACCGTAAACCGCTGGAGGTTGCCCGTGGTCTGGTAGCTGATCGGGTTGACGCCAAAGACGCCCGCGATCGTAAAGGAATCGTTGGCGTTGAGGGTGGTGGCGCCGGCCGCCCAGCCGGAGGTGATCAGGTTCGATCCGGTCTGGTTCGCCCCGTTGACGACGGGAGTTGAGGCCGTAAACGTCCCGGTGGTGTAGAACCCGACGTTGGGGGACTCGTAGTAATCGTCAATGCCCAGGGCCTGCTGGGCAAAACGCCCCTTCCGGTACGTGGTGCTTTGCAGGTTCTGGGGGTTGAACAGGGGGTAGTTGGCCGCCGCGAGCTGGACCATGGAATCCGGATCGAGCACCGCGCAGTACGGCTCCGGGACCGCGTACTTGGACAGCATGGCCCGGGCCTGGGAATAGAACAGGTTGGTGGTGTTGGCCACCCCGGGCGCCCCGAGCGAGTTGTAGACGGCGCCAAACACCGTCTGAAACCCGTCTACATCGAACTTGTTGGCGAGGCTGACGGCCGCCGGCATGGCGTACCGCTTCCGGACGTCCTCCACAATCATGGTCCCGTCCGCCGAGCTCCACCCGAAGCCAATATGCTTCTGGTTGGTGATCGTGATCGGGACGGTCTGATTGAAAATCGCCTGTTGGACGAGGCCCTGGCCCTCAACCGGGATAAACCGCTGAGGGAGCCGCGCGTTGACCGTGTACCCGATCTTCGCGCCCACCTTCTCCCATTGAGAATCGTAGGAGCGATCCACGACCGAGCCGAAAACGAGGTTGTTTTTCCAGTACCGGGCGACTTCTTTGGTGACCCAGTTGGGGGTGATAAACGTGTTCATCGGCGGCCCTCAATCGGCCGCCTCGAGGCGGCCGGTTACCGGCTGGCCCGCCGCTTGGCCTCCTGGCGAATTTCGTAGGCCTCGTGCTCCTCGAAACTCGCGGACGCGGGTGGCGGCAGATCATCAGCCTGCATCGCCACCGTCCGCACCGGCTTAATCGGACGTGGTGGGGTTGAAACTGGAGGCGCAACGGCAGAGCCGGTACGAGCTGCCGGGTTGCGCGAAACTGGCGACCCATCGGCCGCCAATGAGGCGAGACGATACGCCACCTCCGTAGGATCTGTCAATCGTGCAATCTCCCGGGCCTCCTCCGGGTGAGTCACCAGGCCGTAGTAGATCGCCGGGAGCTTGGCCCGCGCCGGCCCGTTGAACACCTGGTGCATGAGCTCTGACACCGGCAGATCCGCGTGCTCGTTCGCCAGGCGATCGAAATCGGGGTAGTCCGCCTCCGCCTGCCGCATCGAATCATGCACAACCCGGCCGTACTCCGTCCGGGCCTGGGCCTGGGATTGCTCCTCCCGGAGCGCCTCGAGGCGCTGGTGGCTGATCACGTCCGAGACAAAGAGCGAGACGGCCGCCGAGTAGTCCTCGTAATTGTCAAATTCCTCGATTTTCGGCGCCAGGGGGTGGTTTTTGAGTTGTTTCCAGTACTCCGCGTACGCGCCCCGTGTGGGTTGCTGGGCCGTGGGGGGAGGTGGCGCCGTTTCGGCCGCCCGCTCCGCCCGGGAGGCCAGCTCCGCCCGGGCCTCATCCCGATCCTTTTCGGCCGCCGCCGCCCGCGCTTCGGCCGCCGACACCTGGCCCGAGAGCTCCCGAATCCGGGGGACGTCCTCCGCGCCGGCCGCATGCTTCGAGCTCGAGAACCGGCCGCGCCGGTTTCGCTCCCGGCCGGCCGTGGTGGTGGTATCGGCCGAGCTCCGATCTGGATCGGGCGCCTGGGCCGGCGCCGCGGCCGGCTCCTCCGGCGGCTCCTCCGGCGCCGGTGGCGCAATGACCTGGCCGGCCTCCCGCCGGACCTCGTACCGCTCGTGATCTTCGAAACTGGCATCCTCACCCGGAGGAGCTACCACCGGGACCGCCTGGGGTTCGGTCATACGTTCGCCTCCACCGGCTCCTGGGCCGGCTCCTGTTGTGCTTGTGTCGCCGTCTGTTGGGCCTGGAGCTCCTGGGCCTGCTGGTGCTCCATGGCCGAGAGCGCCACCTCGTGGGCCCGATCGGCCGTGCCCTGGACGTGCTCATGGACCTGTTGCGTCCGCCGTACGATCGCGTCGGCCAGCTTCGCCACCCGGGCCTCCATGGCCTCCACAAAGGTTCGGGCATTTTCCGCGTTGAGCTTCGCGTCGACGGTGGCCATGTTGGCCGCCACCTGGAGCGCCGCGATTTTTTCCTTACTGGCCAGCTCCATGGCCGTCCGTTGCGTTTCGGCCGCTTGCTTCACCGTGTCCGTCTGGATCTGCTGGGTGAGTTGTTGGACGTGGGCCTGGAGCTCCTCCACCAGCTTGCCCTGGATCGCCATCTGTTGCTGAACTTGCGGGGGGAGCTGGCCCTGGCCCGAGGCCGCGGCCTGGACCCGCGGATCAAGGATCGCCTTCATCCGGTCCGCCAGCTCTTTGGCGCCCGGGGTATCCAGATTCCGGAAATAGATATCCCCGACGACGTTGATCAGGCCGGGGTTGGCCGTCAGGACTTCCCCGACCGAGGCCGCCTCCTCCGTTCGCCGGGTGGCAAAGGCCTTGGTGACCTTCACCACGACGTCAAAATCGGCCCCAGGCGTCAGCGTCCACTGTTGCACCGTCGCCGGTTGGCCCGGCCCGCCGGCCTGGCCCGGCATCACGGCCACCTGGCCCGGTTGCATCCCGGGAGGCGCCGGCATCGGGCCCGCAGGCCCGACCACGAACGGCTGGCCAATGATCGCCGGTTTCAGTTCGCTTTCGTTGTTGATGATATGGGTGAGACGCCCCGGCCGGCCGTAGATCGCCGCGAGCCAGGAATTGTAAATTCTGCCTTCGTACTGGATGGATCGGGCCAGGTTGTCCAGGTAATTCGAGGCGCCATGCTCATCCCGTTGTTGGAGCGCCAGGATCGCCTTGCCGCTCCGCGCCCGCGGATCGACGTCCCCGAGCGCCGCGTCCCCAAATCCCGACGTAGCCTTGATCGCCGCATCGAAGGCCTGCAAGGCCGTCACGAACGGCCCCAGGTTGGCCGCGTCCCCCAGCACGAACGGGGGAGACGCCAGGTTGCCGTTTTTATCGGTGGGGTTGTACTCCCGGACCGCAAAGGCCCGGAGCTGGGCCTGGTTCCACTGATCCTCGTACCCCTCGAGGGAGCCGCCCACGGCCACCACGGGCCGTTTCGGCATATTGGCCATTTCCTCGACCATAGCCGAGAGCGCCACGTTATAGCCCCGCGACGACTCGATCATCGTGTTGACCATGCCCTCAAGGTACCGTTTCCCGTCGACCGGGTGGAGCTCCTGGCCGGTCACCTTGACGATCGGGACGTAGGGCCCAGGCGTGTCGGTTTCCTCGAGGATCTCCACCGCGTTGAACTTGGCCCACCGACAGACGCGAGGCCGATCGGACTCCGGCGCCGCCTCGACATCTTCGCCGGCCTCATCATCCAAGGGGAGATCGTCCAGGTAAAAGTACTCCATGACCCGAATCGACCGCCGGGGCCCGTCCGACGTGAACCAGCCGGGGTAATCGTTGCCCAGCGATCGAAATTCCTCCGCCGAGAGGTTGGCAAACCCCGCCGCCCGCGACTTCGGGTAATCCCGGACATACCGCTCGAGGGGGAGATCGGTGCCGATAAACCCCCACTCCGCATCGCTGCCGTCCGGCTGTTCATGCGCCGGATCGAGCTTCACGTTGGTTTGGTTGTAAATCCGCCGGCAGACGATTTCCTGATCGCCCTTATTCCCACGAACGTACTTTGTGAGGATCCGGTAGAACCCGCGGCCGGCCTGGACCGCCCGCGAAAAGGCCCAGCTCCGGGCATCGGCCGAGGCGCTATGGCGCTGGATCCGCCGGATCAGGCCCTCCCGGAGCTCGATTTCCTTTTCGAGCGCCGGGGACAGGGGTTGGAGGCCGGAAAAGTCATCCGGGGGGACCACCTCGATCCCCATGTCCGCTTGACGTTCGCCGTTGAGCACCTGGGCCACCGGCTCCCGCGTCTTGTTGACGGTAATGATCGGCCGGGCCGGCACCGGCGCCGAACCCTGGGGAGATCCCGTGTTGGCGCCCTCCCGCGTCCGCCGGACGTCATCCTCCCACTGATCGCCGTTGTAGAACCGGATCGCCTCGAGCTCCCGGTCTACCTGTTGCTCCTCTGAGGCCACGGCATGTTTCCAGCGGCTTTTCGCTGTCTCGAGAAATTGCCGCTCCTCATCCTCTGAGCGCCTGATCTGTTCCGCCACTACCGGCTCCCCGGCCGCACCGGCCACTGGTTGATCACGTTGAGCGCCAGGCCCCCGTACCGGCCCTGTTCGATCCGGAAGGCCTGGGCCTCGAGGTGCTCCCGCTCGACTTGCCGATCGAGACGATCGCCCGCTCGTTCATTCCGGATCACGGAGGCCATGACGCGCCGACGCTCGAGTACTGTAAACCAGGCGATCCAGACGGCCTGGACACTATACGGCCGATAATTCCGCGATCGACTTGCCGCCCGTTTGGCATTGATCGCTAGTTGACGACGCACCGTGACCCGCGGCCGGCTTTCGAGGTGTTCGATGCTGGGTTGCCGGGACTCTTGGAGCTCCCCGAGGGTCCGGACCCCCGGATCCCGGCCGAGGATCTGGAGGCCGACCGCGATCCGATGGCCATCCACGGCCTCGAGCGCCTCGTGGTACTCGTCCAGGGTTGGCCAGCGCCGGGCCCGCTCCCGCTCCTCCCGCCACTTCATAGGTTTTTCGGCATGCGCCGGGCCCGCATTTGCCCCAGGGTGGTGGCCGCGAACTCATGGAGGGTTTTTCGCGGGAGGGAGGCTAACCGCTTGTTTTTCTTGTACAACATCTCCGGATGATGCTCCGCGATCGCAAACAGGCGCCGTTGAGGCTCAGTGACGGACGGCATAGGTAATCCTTTCCACTGAGATCAACGGATCGAGGCCGGCATGGACGTGCCACTCGTGATCCTGGACGGCCACCTCGAGCGCCGCGACCGTGGTGGTGGAGATCGGGTGGTCACAGGTAGGGCAGATCGACCGGCAGAGGCCCACCCCGAAGGTATGCCGGAGCGTTTCGAGCGAGGGGATCAGCTTTCGACGCGCCACTGGCCCGATCCCCCCTCGATCGTGAACGTGTCGCCGGGCTGGAGCTCGAGAGGCTCCTCCGCCCACCCGTCCACCTTGACCGCCAGCTCCGGAGTGAACGCCTGAAATCCAAAAAGGACATCCATTCGCGTGATCGGAGGCGGAGCCACGGACCACCGCGGGATATAGACCCGCGACCCTCGAGGCGGCCGAACGCCGGCCGCGAGCCCGACCGCCGCCGCCAGGAGGCCGAAAAAGCCGCGCCGGGTCATGGCCGCCCGCGCATCCCGCCGAGGGTGGCGGCCCGGCGCCGCCGGAGGAGCTCCGGAATCTGATCCTCCGGGTACCCTTGCTGCCGCCAGCCGGCCACCGCCGCCGCCTCCTCCGCCGACAAGGACGGGAGATCGACGTCCCGGCCGTAATTGGCCGCCCGCCGCCGCGGGTTGGCCGGCGCCGAGGCCTCCGCGCCCGGAGGGGCAGAGTCCGAGCTCCCACCGAAGGCCCGGCGCCAGTTGGCGAGATAGTCCCCAAGTTTCGGCATCAGCGCCCCCGCATGCGTCCTAGAGTGGGGTAGGCCCGATGGACGGCCGCCCGCACCCGGCCCGCGATCGCCTTCCCGCTCGATCGACTGAGCGCGTTGGCCGCATGGCTCCGATCTTCAATGGGATAGGAGCCGGGGCCCGGGGCCTTTTCCGGGATCGCGAACTTCCCCCGCGGGATTTTCCGCCTGGCCGCCGCCGTCAGTTTTCCCACCGTGTCGCCCTCCCACCAGCCTCAGCCGCCGATCGGGCACCATGATCTGGCCCGGCGCCCCGTGGAACCGCTCGAGCCGATGGAGATCCCGATGGAGCCGGAGCCACTCCCGCCACTTGTCCGCAAACGCGGCTTTGAAATCCTGGCCGCAGTAGGGACAGGGGCCATGGACGATCGGGCCCGCCGCCAACAAGGCCGCCGCCGCCCGCTCCGAAAACGTCCACTCATCCTCCCCCTCACCCGGCCGGAGCTCGATCATGGAATCACTTCCAGAGGTGTGGCAAAAAGGCCACAATCACAAGGCAGAGCACCGCCCAGGCCACCCGGTTTCCCCCTTGCGTCTTGAGGAGCTCGAGCACCGAGAGCGCCGCCGCGATCAGCATCAGCAGGAAGGATAGGATTTCAATGCTGGCCTTTGCCGTTTCCATGGCCGCCTCCGAATGTCTGCCAGAGCCACCGCTCGAGCTCACGAATGGCCCGATCCTCCGGACTGGCCGCGAGATTCGTGCCGCGCACATCAGCCGGACCCCTCGAGGTAGCCCGGGCGGGCTCCCTAGCTCGATCGACGGACGGTGAGACGCTTGGCCGATCTGTTGTCACCCGGGCCGGCGCCATCCTACACCCGATCTGGACGCGACCGCCACGCGAACACCGAGAAAAACCCCACATGGACGGCGATCGCCTGGATCGGCATCCCCCAATCGAGCACCACCCCGACCGAGAACGAGTGAAAACCTCCCAGGGCCTCGAGGTGCCACCCCGGAGCCAAGATGTCCGCCGGCCGCGCCCATCGCACCATCAGATCGACTCCCCCCCGCTCCCCCCGGGCATCCCCGCCAGCCAGGCGCCCACCCCTTGGATGCTGATCTTGTCCCCCACCTGGAAATCCGCCTCCTGATACCCCGGCCGCACCCAAACGACGACCCACAGGGGTTCGCCCTCGTACTGCTGATCAGTGGCACAGAGTCCCACGCACCGCTCCCCCCGCGCATCGGTGATCCAATGCTGGCAGACCACCCCAAACGCTTCGAACGGTTCCCCGCTCATGGCACCGGATCGCAGTGGACCGACTGGCCGCCCTTCACCCGCCCAAACCACTCGAGCCGCTCGAGGATGATCACCTCCCCGACCACCCCGCCCTCCCACTCCGGCCCGATCTCAATCACCACCGCCTCGAGGCCCTCGAGAGTCACCCGCTCGAGCCGCACCCGCGCCACGATCGCGCCGGACGGGATCCGGAGGAGCACCTCGATCGGGCTCACGGCCCCCCCGCCACGCGAAACCGCTCCGGGAGCCGCACCGCCACCCGATCCGCCCACCCGGGCGCCTCGACCGGAAGGCCGCCCGGGCCCCGCCAGCCCATCCCCACCGCCCCCGGGACCGACTCGTACGCGTGCCAGCGCCGCCCCACCCAGCCGGCCAGATCCATGGCCGAATGAAGCGCCCGGAGACTGTCCCGCACCAGCCAGATCGGCGTCAATAACTTGACCGGCGCCGCTCGAGGCGCCGCCGCGAACCGCCCGCGCCCGTCCCGCCGCGGCCTTATCGGCCCCGCCATGTCAACACCTCCCAGGCCAACGCGATCGCCGCCCGCCGGCCGATCTTCAGCCGCCGCGCCGCCCGATACTGCCGCCAAACGAACGGCCACCGCCGCCACCGCGGCCGGACCCGCAAGATCACGACGTGCCCACCTGGCCGGCCGCCGCGCCCGCCGCGCGAAACGCCTCGACATCGGCCACCAGCGCCGAGCAATTCCCCGGGTGCCAGTGGCCCCGCCCGCACCCCGGACAATACGTGTACACCCCCTGCCGGCGCCGCGCAAACGCCCGGAGCTCCGCCTGGACCACCGCCTTCAGATGGACCAGATCGATCGGGCCCCCCTCGAGAGTCCGGAGGATCGACTCGTAATCCGACTCCCGGGGAGCCTCGTGCTCGAGCTCGAGCTCCGCGGCCCGCGCGTCGTAGGCCGTCGCCCGCCCCATCCGCCGCACAATGCACAGCCGGTCCTCGAGCACGATCGCCCCCGTCCCGCCGTCCTTCACCGGAACTTCCAAGATCTGACTCATCGCCCCTCCCGCGCCTTGTCCCGCTCGATCTGGAGCGCCACCCACAACGGCCGGAAATACCGCTCGAGCGCCTCATCCGCCGAGAGCGCCTCAAGGGTCCCTGGGGGGAGATCCACCCGCACCCAGAAGGCCACCCCGTCCTCGACCACGGCCACCCGGAGCTCCGCCGGCACGGCCGCGCCCACCCGCCTGACCTGCACCGCCGGTTCTGTCATGGCATCCCCACCACGCTCACCTGGACCGGCCCGCCCGCCGCCGCCTGGCCGACCCGGATCGCCACCGGCCCACTTCGCACCGCCACGACCCCCAGCTCCCGCACCTCGAGCGCCACGAGCTGCCGGATCCGATAGTGCCGCACCCACCCCACCAGCTCCCGCACCGCCCCCACCGCCCCGGCCGCATTGGCCGCTGCCTGGGCCCGGCCCCCAAACTCCACCCAGGCCATCCGCGCCCCTTCGGTCATCCCCTCCGGCGCCGCGATCGCCGCCTCGAGCTGGACCCCCGCCCGCTCGAGCCCGGCCGCAAACGCCCGCGCAAACGTCAACCCGATCTCCTCCGGCCCCGTCGTCATGTCATCCACTCCAGGCCCGGTTTCCCGAGCTGAATCCGCCCCACCCGCGCCCGCTGGGCCTTCCGGATCGCCACCGCCCCCGGATCGGTCCCCACCGCCGCCCGAAAATTCAACTCCAAATACTCCGCGCAATTCTGCCCGTGTTCATACCAGCCGTCTTTCTTCGGCCGCCGAATCGCCTTGTTCCCCACGCTCACCAGGTGCTCATCCCAGACATACCCCGCCTCAAACCCATCGGCCAGAAACGTCCAGGGGACCACCCCCTCACTACTCACCCGCACCCACCGATCTTTGGACACCCGAAAGGCCTCCGCCCCGCTGGCCGTCCGCCGCCGCATCAACCCCGCCATCCGCTCCACCATCGCGAGGCGCACGTCCGGCGCGTTGCTGTCCTCCCGATACCGCACCACCACCCCCATCCGCCGCAGCACCGCCACCCCGTTCTCCCGCACCCCTTGACTGTTGTTATGCGCCCCGGCCGGATCACAACAGCTCCGCACCTCCCGCGCCTCCGGAAACCACCGCGCCCGGTGCTCCAACACGATCGGGACGAAATCCTCCAAAAAAATCCCCTGCCCCATCACCCCGCCCAGGAGCGCCACCCCCCCGTAGACCGTCCCCTGCCGCCACACCACGCACGGATGATGCTTCCCAAAGTCAATCGCCTCATCCAAGGGCAACGCCGGATCGAACGCCACCGGCCCCTCATGAATCGCCCGGACAAACGCCCCTTTGTAGACCGGTTCCCCCACCACGTTCAACCCGCGTTTCCCCAGCACCGCCGACCGGTGCTTCGGATGCGCCGGGGGATAGGCCTCCTCCAAATTCCGGATCGTCTCCGGACTCAAATTGTGGGCATTTACATGAATCGGCACCGCGTAATAGCGCCGATCCTTCCGCCGGTTGTCCTCCGGAAACTCCGTCGCCAACCAATGCGTCTCCTCCGGCGGGTTCGGCGTCAGCAAAATCTGGTGCGGAAACCCCGGCTGACTCATCCTCCCGAGAAATTCCTGGAAAATGTCCTTCGGGAGCTCCTCCGTCTGATCGTTGTAAATCCCCGCCAACGTCAGACCCCGCAGCTTCCCATACCGCGCCACCTGATCGGCCGCCTTCACCCCGAAAATGTAGACCTTGCTCCCGTTCGGCAGAATGTCGCAGAGCTCCCGCGGATCCCACTTCGGCACCACCCCACACTGGTCCAATACCTCCCGCCACTTCGGTTTCAGCTTCGTTTGCGTGTCCCCGTCCGCATACCGACAAATCAGCCAGTGAATCCCCGGGTAATCCAAACAGCTCGATAACACCTTCCACAACGCCGCCGTCGTCTTCCCCGACCGAAACGCCCCCTCCAAGTCGATCATCCGCGTCTTGTCCCGGATGAACTCCCCAATGTCCCCATACCAGTGCATTCGGACCGACCGTCGTGTCTGTGGGAGTGTCATTTTTTTGAAAATTTTCTATTATTTTCGCGTTTTGACGGAGAGAGGGGCCCCCCGCGGCCGGCGGGGGTGGCCGCCGCGCCCTGCGATCGACCGCCGGGGGGGCCTGGTTTCCCTCGAGCGCCTCGAGAAACATCCCAGGGGCCCCCCGGTGTCGACGTGCAGAGCTCGAGCGCCCGGGCCAGCCAGGCCGGCCTCGAGCTCGAGCGCCTGGCCGGCGCCGGAGCCCGGCTGTACACGTCGGCCTCGAGGCGCCGTACGCGCAACGGTCGGATCGGGCCAATGTTTATCGATCGAAAAGTAAACATAACCTACATTCTCAGACTTACGTTTCCGTGCTTTCCTCGGAAGTCTCTGAGCCGCCAGAGGTTACCGTCTCGCCGTCCTGTATCTCGGACGCGGCCGGGAGCGCCGGGAGCGCCTGGACGGCCTCGATCGCCGCGGCCGGATCGGCGCCTTCAAAGACGTGCTCGATCCGGACTGTGAGGCGCCGGTCCTCCTCAATCCTGGTTTGCTCGATCGGTTTCCCGTACGCGTAGTGGTAGAGCAATACCTCGATCTGGCCGGCCTTGCCCTTCCGGAGCCGCTCGAGGAGGTTCTGACGGTAAACCACGTCATCTAAAAGCCTTTGCGCGATTTTGTTGATATGCCGCGCCCGCTTTTTCTGGGCATCCCGGGTGAGAAGGCTAGGCATGGCGCCTACTCTACACCTCGAGCCGGCCGGCCGGCCGGTGGCTGGCCAGGAGCTCGAGGCGCCAGCAGGAGAGGCGCCCTCTCCTGGCTTACCTGGCGGCGGTAGTCAAGAATCTGACGCAGTGCCGCTCGCCAGAGGTTTTCTTTTACCTGGAGGTGACCCGTGTCTCGATCCATAGAGCCTCCAATCACTTACAAGGACGCCTCGCAACTTGACAAGTAAACTCCGCTTACCTGGAGGCTTACCTGGAGGTGGTTTGAGCCCGGAAACATTGCTCTAATCTACTTACCTCCACTTAATCCAAGTAAAAAGAAGAATAGTAGAGAAGCCGCTGGCCGGGATCTCGGCCAGAAGTAACTTGGCGTTTTACCTGGTTTACCTGGAGGTTGGCCATAAGTCTCACGCGGTCAACAGGTTAACACCTCCAGGTAAGCGTTTTTTTACCTGGCGGTTACCTGGCGGTTGGCCCCCCCGATACCTGGCGGTGGTCATTCGTCGGCCTCCTCCACGCTGGGGGTGGCCCAGAGGAGCTCGAGGCCGAGGAGCGCCTCGAAGGCCATGCGTGCGCCGGCCAGGGAGGGGGGGAAGTATTGCCGGACGTTCAGGGTCCCGCGCCGGGAGGCCATCGCCGGGCAGACCCGGAGGATCTGGCGGCCCATCCACACCTCGTTGAAGGGGTGGGGGACGCGCCACTTGGCCATGGTGGCCAGGTAGTGATCGTAGACGGTGGCCCGAGGCACCGGGCCCCAGGGGATCCCCGCAATCTCGCCGCGATCGAGCTGATCGTGCCACCAGCGATCGAAGGGTTCCAGGGTGGCAATGGTTTGGTCCCGCCGGGCCTTCGTGTAGGGGAGCGCCTGGGGGTAATAGGCGTCCAGGGGCCGGTTGAGCAGATCGAACAGCATGGCCTGGGCCCCGCCGTTCGATTGTTCGTGCGCGATCGCGTTGAAGTAGCCCGCCTCCCCCCGGTGGACGTCCAGGACGTCCAGGACGCAGAACCGCCGATCGGAAATACCGACCGGCGCGACCCATTCCCGGTTGGACGCCATCATCAAGTGGACGACGTTCGGCACTTGGATGATCTCCCGGCCTTTCCGCTCGATCGCCAGGGTGGGCTCTGTAATCAGGCCCTTGAGCGCCCCCTCCGCGGCCCGGTCCCCGGCCCAGACCACCTCATCGGCAAAGACCAGGACCGCATCCGCGAGGATCCCGTTGAACCGAGAGGTGAGCTGGCCGGAGTGGGTGAGGTGGACGAAATGGGCCCCCAGGAGCCGGCCCAGGGCCCGCACCAGGATCCCCTTGCCGGCGCCGGGCCGGCCTCTCAGCACGATCGCCGTCTGGCCCGGCTGGCCGGGCCGTTGGACGAGCGCCGCGGCCCAATTCAACAGGTAGTCGTAGACGGTTTCGTTGGCCCCCGCGACCGTTTCGTAGAGGTGCTCCTGGAGCCGAGGCCAGGCGCCCGCCTTCGCGTCGACCGCGAACCCTTGCCAGAGGTTCAACGTGTCCGGGGTGACCTGGCCGGCCGGCTGGAAGCGGACATGCCGGTAGCGCCGCGCCTGGGGGTGGCGGAGCCAATAGTCCCCCAGGCCCAGGAACCGGCGCCCGTCCGGGACCCGCCAGCCTTCGTACCAAAGCCGGAAATCGGCGGGGTTGGACTGGACCCACCCGTACCGGCCGGAGGCCGGATCCTCGAGCCGCGACCAGATCAGGGTCCGGGCCCCGTCATAGACCAGGGCATGCTGG